TTAAAAGATTTCTATGATGGCCAAGTTAAGAAGTATCAAGGCAAAAAGGATACGGCACAGGAGCTTAAAGAGTATTATGAGTATCTTTTTAAATAACATCTTTATAAACGAGCTTGAGCGACTGCCAAAGGTTGCGTTTATAATCCTGTTATAAGCCTAAAAGATTTCTTTTTTCTTCTTCATCCAGCTCAACACCTGCATTTATTATTTTGTTTACTGCATCGGCCCTAAGATTCATTGCGCTTGCTTCTGCGTTTAGATCATCTTGCAATACTGGTATATGACTGAAATCCGGTTTGATATAAACACCTTCATCGATTAGGCCTAATTGCTGACTCATAGTTGCGTACATCTGATTGGTTTCCGGAATAATAGTATCCTGGTAACTCATTCTCATTCCTTCCTTTATATTGGTAAAAGTAGATCCCTTTGCTTGACTAAATAGATAATAAGAAAGGCCATAAGCGTCAATGATTGCCATCTTATCTTCCGTTAGTTCCTCGAATAACATAAGATCCTTAGTTGGATAAGACATTGGAGTCCAATTAACATCCGACTCAGTCATAACCAATTTATCTTTGCTTCTTTTTAACCAATCTGCCTGTATCTCATCTCTTTCCTCTGGAGTCATAGGAAGAGAACCGCCCATGTCACTTTTCTTGCTTGATAGGATTCCAATTGCACCCATATTTTCAAGGATAACATTTCTTTTATTATACTGAGCCATTATATTACTTAGAGGATATTTAAGCGTATCAATTCTATTAACGGGGTTCAACAGGTTTATTCCATCCGGAGTGTTTAGATAAACCATATCTTCAACTTCAATAATATCTTTCTTTTGAGTATCATACCAAAATTGGAATTCCTTTATTAATCCATTGGTGTCCAACTGATCCAAGTACTTACCCGTTCCAACAATCTTAATTTGATTACTCGGAAGAGGAACAAACAGGTTTCGAATATCAAAGGAGCGTTTTGGGCAATAGGCAAAAGAATTATTAAAAAGTCCATCATTAACAGCGAGTGAATAAATTACATCCGACCACGATTGAGTTGGGTTTGGTTGATTAATCAAGTCCTGCATCCAATGAGATTCAACCGGATTACCTTCCAAGTCACAAACTTTTGGAACACCACTTGACATCATTATTGCACGCTTATTAATAACCGTTCTTAGTTCGGGAATTTGTATATACAGCTCATAAGGTTTATCAGTATCGATCCAAGTTGGCTTAGTATTCCCCCAAAATTGGTTGTGCTTTCTGCTCAACATCTTCATTAAATTGTCGTTTTTACCACTTGATATCCCGAATAGATTAGTCCAAAAATTGTTCTGCATACAAAAAAAATGTAAAAATTTCTACCAATAACGGTAAAAATAGTTAATTTTAAAAATAAATTCCTTATAATGCAGAGATTAATAAAATGAATAATGCAATGAACAAGAATTTTAATCAGTATTCTATAAAATCTTTTAGCAATTCTATTAAGGATATTTCACTGGGAAAGCGAGAAGTGGCAATGTACTTATCTAAGTTTGACACAATCGACTCTGATAATGATATGATAGTTAAAGGAGCATTCGAAAAAAGCATTCGTGAGAGAGGTCCAGAGTCAAGTTCAAACAGAAACATTGCCTTCCTTAGATACCATGATTGGCAACACCCAATAGGAAAGTTTTTAAAATTAGAAGAAGATCAGAAAGGATTATTCGCAGTTGCAAAGCTGAGTACAAGCACAAAAGGAGAGGATGCACTAAGAGATTACGAGGAAGGAATTATAAAAGAGCATTCTATTGGATTCCAATATATGACTGATAATGTTAAGTGGGTTGAGGAACAGGGAGAAAAGGGATATTATCAGATTGACGAAGTAAAGCTGTTTGAAGGTTCAGCGGTTACCTTTGGAGCAAACGAGTATACAGAGACTCTAAGCGTAGGTAAAAGTCAAGACAATATATCTGCATTAGGAAAACTAACTAACGAAATTAACGTAGTAACAAAAGCATTGATAAATGGAAGAGGTACAGACGAAAGGATGTACAATTTAGAAATGAAACTAAAATATTTAAACTCACGTTTAGTTGATCTTGCATTAACCAAGCCTGTTTTCTCCAAGACAGAAGAGGTTCAGCAAATCAATCATAAACAAGGTTTTGATTGGAGCAAAGTAAATGATCTTTTAATGACTAAGGAAACATTTGCAGACTATCCACAACAAGCGGTAAATAATGCCAAAAAAGGAATTGAATTGAATGAAGCAGTAAACAACAGGTGCGCAACCGATGTAGGTAAGCAAAGAGCACAAGACATTGCGAACAAAAGAGGACTTTCTTTAAGTGTTATTAAGCGTACTTATAGCTATTTATCAAGAGCAGAGGAATATTATAATGCAAATGATACAAAAGCCTGCGGAACGATATCTTACTTGTTATGGGGAGGGAAAGCAATGAAATCCTGGACAGAGAAAAAGATAAAAGAAATCGAAAACAATTAAATAAATTTTTTTAAAAGATGGAAAATTTAAACATTACACCGGAAGAAATGGTGTCAAAATTTGAAGGTAAAATCGAAGAAGCTACAAAAGGATTGGTTTCTTCTGATGAAGTTTCACAACTTAAAAGCGAGTTGTCAAGCATTAAAGAATTAGCAGAAAAGGATAATACTGTTGAACTAAAATCTAAATTAGTTGACTTAGAATCTTCAATTAAAGGACTTAAGGAGGCGTCAAAGAGTGCTCCTGTGAAAAGAAAGTCATTAGTGGAATTGATTGCTGAAAAAGCTGATAAGATTTCTGAGGTTGTTAAGTCCGGAAAAGGAAAAGTTGAGATTGCTTTAAAAGCACAGCAAGATCCAGCAGACATCGGAACGAGAGATGATTACGCAACATTCTTAGAAGGTACAATCAAGAAGCCTGTAAGAGCAACAAGAATCATCGACTTATTTAGAAGAGTAAACGTATCAACTGAGTATGTTAAATACAGAGAGCAAAACGCAGTTACAAGAGATGCCAAAGTGGTTGTTGCTTGTGCGACTTCAACTTCTGATACTAAAACTACTTGGGTAAACAGAACGGTACAAATTCAAAAGATTAGAGATTTCGTTGATATCTGTATTGACATGATTGACGATTATTCTTTTGTAGCAAGCGAGGTTGAGCAGTTAGTAAACGAATCAGTTAAATTGAAGGAAGAAGCAGAAATCCTATTAGGTTCCGGAAACATTCTTTCTATTGACGGAATTGCTTCTGAATTTGATGCGGCAAACGTATTAGCACCTTTTACAGGAGCTTTTCAATCTGCAACATTAGCTGAATTAACTGCGGCAATGAAGGCTCAAATCTTCACTTTTGGACAAGAGAACTCTTGGGATGCGGATACCATTGTTATGAATTACAACGATTTCGTTAAATTCATGCACCAAAAGAATAGCGAAGGAGATTACCTTCTTCCTAATTTTGTTATGGCTGGGGACGGAATCCTTAATGGGATGAAAATCGTTACAAGTCCATTGGTAACTGCTAATACGCTTTATGTATTTGATTCTACTAAAGGAGAAATCTTAGACAGACAAGGAGCTACTTTGGAAATGTCATACGAAAATAACGACAATTTTGAGCATGAAATTGTTACATTGAAAGTTGTTGAAAGACTTCAGTTCCATGTAGCACAAATCAATCAAGATGCGTTCATGAAATGTACTGATATTGCCACTGCTTTAACTGCAATTACCGCACCATAATAAATAATCTTTAGAGCCATGAAGAAAGTAAAACTAATAAGAGATTACGGAAGTGCTAAAAAAGGTAGTGTTTTGGAAGTTTCAGAACAACAGGCACACTTTTTACTAACGAATTCAATTGCGGTGGTATCGGATTGTGGTTCTAATTGTGATGAGTGCGAAGATTGCAAAGGCAAAAAGAAGAAAAAAGCACCTGTTAAAAAAACGGTAAGGAAACCAAAGGCCTCTACAAAAAAGTAGGGGCCTTAACCCACTGAAATGAGTATACTGAATATTACATACAGCGACTTTGGAAAAGGAAAGTTTGAATTGCACCACGGAATGTATGAGCAGGCTAAGATCCAGGCATATATCGATAAATACGAAAGGCAATACCTTGTTAAATTATTAGGTGTTGAGCTGTTCAATTTATTTGTAGCTGATCTTGTTAGCGGAGTTCCTCAGACGGCAATTTATACCAAGATTTACGAAGCATTCGAGTATGATAATGTGAACTGTAATATTTATATTTCAGAGGGAATAATTGACATGATAAAAGGATTTGTTTATTATCAGTATTTAAAGGATCTAACAAATAATGTTGCTGTATCCGGTAACGTAAGGCCAATGGGCGAAAATAGTGAGAATGTTTCGACATTAAACTCAATGATTTATACCCGCTATAATGATAGCGTAAGGACCTACAAAGCCATTCAGCACTATATTTGCGATTACAGTACAGATTACTTAACATATAACGGAATTGGCATTAGAACGGCTTATTGGATATGATTGAAGCGAGTGAGTACATAAAAGGTTTAGTATCGAGCATCGATAACAGCTTAGTTGGAAGTTATGATTCCGCAAGCGGTAAAACCTTAGTGTGCAATACCAAGTGGGCCAGAGTTGGGAAAGAGATAACAGATTCGTTAAATAGAAAGTTTAAAATAACGCAAATCGGATATGATGAATTCATAATTGCTGACCCTGTAAGCGGAGGCCCAGAGGTTTTAGATGGTACTTGTTACTTGATAAATCCTTTCTTCATTACAGGCACTAAAAAGGCTACTAATATGGAGTGGACTTTGGCAGATAGCAACTTGGAAAACAGGCTTCCTTTGATATGGTTATTGGAGGTTATTTCGGAAACAGGTTATGGAAGGGGTTCAAGCCTGGAAAAGGACATCGAAACAAGATTATTCTTTCTTGATGAAACCGATCCAAGCCAATACTACACTAAAGACCACAGAGAGCAGGTTGTTATTCCAATGCAGAAGCTAATGTTGGAGCTATTAAAGCAAATTGATGAAGATAGAATGTATCAATCAGTGGAAAATTATCGTTATAAAACCTTCTCACGCTTCGGTGTTGAGCAGGAAACAGGAGTTGTTGAAAATATATTAGATGCTAACTTATCGGGAGTTGCATTGGAATTAACATTATCCCGATATAAACAGAATTGTAAATGTTAAAATCTAAAAAAAATGATAGGTTGTAATTGTGATGCAGGTTTATCGAATACAGGTAGACCTAACTGTGTGCCAATCTTTGGTATCACATCAAGTTTTATAATGGTTCCTCTTATAGCGACTGACGGAACAAGAAACGGAATAGATTTATCAACTACGCTTCCAACATGGAGTACTTTGGTAAATGAATCTGATTCAAGCAAAAGGTGGTTTCCACTTCCTGCGTTTGAGAATGTAGAATTGCCAAAGGCTGACTCACAATTTGAAGAGGCTAACAGCGGAAGAATGGTATTTTTAAGACAAGGAAAGAGATCATTCAGCGGAGAACTTTGGGCAGAAGATTCAACACCGACTTTCTTAGGAAAGTTACAAATGAATAGATGTGTTGATTTCGGAATGTATATTGTGGATGTAAACGGTAACTTAATCGGAAGCGAAGAGGCAGGATACCTTTACCCAATCCCGGTAGACAATCCAAGTTTCGATCCTAAGTTTGCTTTTGCAACGGATTCAACTGCTCAAAAGATTATGTTAGGTTTCGACTTCGATAGATTGTTTGACGAATCAACTATGTACATGATTAACGTAGAAGAATCTGGTCAGGATTTCACTAAGTTAGAAGGTTTGAAGGATGTTAATTTGCTAAGCTTAGCAGTATCAACAACCGTTGCTACCTTCACTGCGAAATTAGACTACGGAACAGCGGTAAACAAGATCCTTTACAAAGGAGCTACGGCAACTGGGGATTGGTTAATTACTAACGTAACTCAATCTGTTTCTTTTGCACCTGATTCAGTAACAGAGAATCCCGATGGAACTTATTCCTTAGATTATTCCGTTGGTGGAACTGTTTCGGCAGGAGATGTATTGAAAGTAGCTGTTGCAAAGACAGGTTACGAGGGAAGTGCTAACGCTACTGCGTAATGGACATAGTTATTGGTAAACATTCATTCAATGTTAATACGCTAAAAAGCATATCTAAGGAAAAGGCTGTTCGCAGTTTTAAGTCCATAGATAAGGCAATAGTGGAAAGGGCATGGAGTGAGGCGAATCCAAAAAAGGCCAAAAGAAGGCCTTCCAAGAAAACTAAGGAGTAAAGAAGGGAGGTCAAAAGGCCTCCTTTTTTATTTTTATACACACCAAAAATGATTGGTCAAACTAACATCGACATTCACTTACGGAAAGCCATCCTGTTGGATGATTCTCTTGCGTGGATAGATGCGCACACCAAAGAGGTCAAAGAGGACATTTTAAACCTGATTAGAACGGAGCAATTAGAAGAAGAGGGTATTGATAGCAATGAGGACATTATTGGTTATTACAGCTATCTTACGGAAGTTCTTTCGGGAGGTAAAAAAAGAATGGGCGATCCATATACGCTAAAAGATACGGGAGCATTTTTTAGGTCCATGTTTATTAAAGTGTTATCCGACTCCATTATAGTGGATGCAGATTACGCAAAGATGGAGGACCAAAACTGGTGGAGCATTGATATTTTAGGATTGACGGAAGATAATCTTGAGTTATATGCTGAGATGGTTAAGAAAAATTTTATCCTTTACGCAAGGAGAGTATTGGAACTCGATTGACGAGATGCCATTGTATAATTGGATTAAATGTAATAGTGGGAAGATAGAATATTCCAGGAAAGGTAAAAAGGGAAATAAGATTAACGACTATCTCCATTGGAAAAAATTATACGATGAATATTTGAAAGAATTTGGCTTAGATGTCAGATACAAAAAGTATCTTGAAGCGCAAAGGAAGAGAGCATTATTGCAAAGCGATTATGTAATAACTAAAGAAAGGTTCAAGCTGACTGAGATAGAAATTCAAAGCCAGAAGATAAAAGATTTAGAATTGCATTTCGCAGAAGGGAAAAAAATAGAAGTTATATTGACGTGGTTAGGGATGTTTTTAGGATATAAAGTTGACCAAAAAACTACTACCGTAAAAGAGTATTTTGTAATATTAGAAGAATATGGCAAAGCAAATAAAAAGGTCTGAAATTGCTGAAAAGGATTTGTATAAAGACATCCGGGATTCAGCAGAGAAAACAATTGAACATATCGAATACCTAAATGATACTTTAGGAGATACAGCAAAGGTCTTGCAGAGTGAATTAAAGAATCCTCTAAAAGTTACAATGGAAGGCTTAAGCAAGCTCAACACATCATTCTTTACCATGAATGAAACGATGGAGCAGTCTATAAAGTTGGATGAAGCAAAGGCCAAAGCCATCAAGACGCAAATCGATGCAGAAACCAAATTAGAAAAACTTGAGCAGGAGCGCATAAAAACGCAGATCCAAGAAAACAAACTTGCGCAGGAGGAAATTAAGCTAACTAAACAACAGAATAAGGAGGATAGGCAAAGCGAAAAACTAAAAAAACAGCTAATTGAATTAGAGGATGAACAGGTAAAAGGGAAGATTAGACACCAGAAGGCAAATCAGGCACAAAAGAAAGCCTTAACCGATGAACTTATTCTGCAAGATAAACAGGCAGGTACATTAGAAAAATTAGCAGCTCAAAACAGGAAACTAAGAAGAGAGAGAGCAAAATTAAATCTTGCAACTGAGGAAGGCAAAAAACGGTTGAAAGAAATAAATGATGAACTTGACGACAATAACGAGGTTATTAGAGAGAATTCCGATGCTCTTAAAAAGCAAAAGTTAAATGTGGGTAATTATACCGAATCCATTGAACAGGCAACAGGAGAGTTGGGAGGCATGATAAAAGGAATTAAAGATTCTATTGGTAGCATTAAAGACCAAGCAAAGGCCTTTATGATTCAAGCAAAGGCAGCTGATACGTCTTCAAAAAAGATTCGATTAATTGGTAAGGCAATCAAGGCAACAGGAATCGGACTATTAATTGCAATGTTAGGAGCATTAGTAAGTAGCATGGGAGATACCAGAGAAGGTGTTCTAAATCTTCAAGGAACCATGCAAAAAGCCACTGCAATGATAAGCATGTTCGGTCAAAAAATGATGGATTTGGGGGAAATGCTGAAGTTAAACATGCAAAAATTAAAAATTGAAATGGATCTCTTTATGACTCCACCGTGGGCAAAAGGAAAGAAAACCGTATTGCAAAAAGCGTTAGAGGTAATTGATGGCAAATTAGAAGCACTTAGTAAAAAAGACTATGACATATCAGTTACATTAGACAACATAGATGATACGATAATGGCGACTTTCAGATACGAAAACGCCTTAGCGAAAACAAGCGAAGAAATAGAAAGACTGAGAGGTCAGGAGGAATTGTTATCGGAACAGGCAGGAGATATGACATTATCTTTCGACCAACAAAGGCAAGCGCAGGAAGAGTATAATAAGACTGTTACCAAACGTATCGAAAAGGAAAAGGAATTGGCTGACATGAATGTTGAACTTCAAGCATTTAAAGTAAGACAGAAGCTTATTGAGGCAGGAAAGCAATATTCTATTGAGCAGGTTAAAAACTTAGAATTCCTTGAACGTGAATCCGACTGGATGAAGATTAACTCCGACTCCCTTGCAGAATTAAAAGATGCAAAGACAGAGCAGATTGCGAAGGATAATGAGTTGGCAAGTGCATTGGCTAAAAACGCAATGGAGGCCCGGAATACGGCTAAGGATGACTTTGAAAAGCAATTAGATTATGCAATAGACGCCTTCGATGTTCAAAAGACAATTAACGAAAGGATTATAAACAATGAAAAAAGTACATTAGCAGAAAGGGAAGCATTAACGGAAGAAACGATTCGGCTTGCTGACAGCGCATTCGCTAACCAAGTTAAATTGGTGCAGGATTACACGAAACAGCGCATTGATTTCGATGAGTTATTGAAGATGAATGATGAAGCGGAGATAAGAAGAACTCTAAAAAAATTCGTTCTAAATGAAACTACCTTAACACGTATTTTGGATATTCTTAAAGAGAGAAAAATTGTTGTTCAAGATTTAGCAGAAATCGAAGATGAAACAGGAAACAAGCGAATACAAAAAAATAAGGAAATTTTACAATCTATTCAGAACACCGAACAAGATGATCTCGACTTAAAGATTGAGTTATTAGAAAGAGAGTTTGACGCAGAAAATAAGTTAAGGGAAAAGTCATTAGAGGATGAAAAGATAAAAGGAGCAGAGTCAGTTGAGGAATTAAAAAATAGACTCAATGAGATAAAAAAATTACGCATTGCCCAGTTAAAAGACCAAGCGAAGTTTGACAGAGAGTTGGTTGATAAGGAGGTCATTGAAGATGATGAGAAAGCGCAAAAGATAAAGGAAATAAACGAAAAGCTTGCGAATGATATCATTCGATTGGAGAATGAGACGTTAGATAAGAAAAAGGATATCGACGACAAAGAGATTAAGAACGAAGAGAAAAAGGAAGATAAATTAGCACAAAGGAGAAAGGAGAGAGCAGAAGAGGGTATTGCCATAGCTCAGGCCTTAACTGACTTGCATGATGAGTTTACAGACCGTAGAATTGCTAAGATAGATGAGGAAATTGAGGCATCTAAAAAACGGTATGATACATTTGAAGAGTTGGCCCGTAGCGGAAACATACTTGCTAAAGAGAGCCTTGCGGAAGAGGCAAAATTGATTGCAGAGCAAAATAGGAGGAAAGAACAGATGGAAAAAAGGAAACAGAGAGTTACTTTGGCATCGACTGTGCTCCAAACATATCTTAGTAATTCCCAAGATCCTGATGTAAAAAAGCCATTGCAAAAAACAATAGCAGATACGGTATTGCTAACGGAATTTATCAAGTCCTTACCCGGTTTCATGGAAGGAACAGAAGATACGGGAAGGAATGGACAAGGAGTAGACGGTAAAGGAGGTTTCTTATCTGTTTTACACCCTAACGAAAGAGTTATTCCGAAGAAAAATAACGAAATGATTGGTGGAATGTCTAATGATGAACTTTCTCAGCTTGCTTATAATTATCAGAATGGATTGGTAAGGGACGTTGCAGACGGTTTAACACTATCTAAGGACATGAGTGGAGTAAATATACTTGCAGATAAATTAGACAGCTTAGAAAGAACGATATCAAGTAAGCCAGAACATAACATTGAGTTGGAGCAGATTATTGACGGTGCGATGGCCATTACGAGAAGGACAAAACAAGGGAATACTAAAATTTTTAATAGATACAGAGTAGGGAGATGAAGCATTACTTAAACAACATAATTGTAAGTCCGAGAAATGTATTAGAAATTGGATTAATAACAGATTACACAGGAAATCCAGAGTTATTACAAATTGACACCGATACTGTTGTACTCCCAAGAGAGGCCCGTCAAATTATATTGGATCATGTTTCGACTCAGGGAGTTTTTGAGGGCATCCCATATTTGATTGAGATGGATTCGGGGATTAAATTAGAATACTATGTTGACTTAACAGAAGGTGCGGTATATAGGGACTTTGAAATAGAAGTAAAAATAAAAAAGCGAAAAGGATTTGACAACTTCAATGAGAATGCGCAAGCACTATCCTTTGAACTGATGAGAGCAAAGGGAGTTGTATTTAATACTATTGACATTCCATACCTTATAATTCCTGAGAATCAGGTAGAATTGGGAATAAGCCTTTCAATTGCAATCTATGTCATGACTAAGGAGTCTATCCAAGCTACAAAAGACTTGATTAGTGCAACAAGAGATTTAGTTGAGGCTACAACACCGAATGCAAGTATTCCTCCTGTTCCCCCAATAGGGGAAATAATATCCCTGTCATTGGCCGTACTTGCTCAATTAGCTTATACGTTGGCTGTTTACATCGCATTGATTAAGTTAGCACGGCAAATGATGGAATTACTCTTCCCAGATATTCGTTATTATAAAGGTTCAACAATTAAAAATCTGATTGAACAAGGATGCCAGTATTTAGGTTATACTTTAGATTCTACGTTGCTTAATAGTATGGATAAATTGACTCTTATGCCTGTTCCTTTGATAAAAGAAAAAAAGAGTATATACGATTACATACAAAACGACTTAAATTTCTCCTTCACTAAGGGATATCCAACAGCTCAAGACACAGTATCAACGTTAGGAGAGTTGATTAATGCGGTAGAAATCTGGTTCAATGCCAGAACAAAGGTCTATAATGGAGTTGTGCAGATAGAAAGAAGGGATTATTGGCAAAATATCTCTTCCAACACTACTGTTCCTGCGCTAAACATCCAAGATAAGCGACAAAATGAATATACATTGAATACGGATGAAGCCTTCAAGAGAAGTTACGTTCATTATCAGGTGGATTATTCCGATACTCATACATTAGACTTCTTTGACCCTACTGACGCTGAGTATAGCACAGAGCCATTAAACGTTATAAACAGCGATTTAGTGAGTATAAGAGGGTTTAACGATGTCAATATACCCTTCGCATTAGGAGTTAGAAAAAGTAACTTAAATTGGATAGAAAAATTGGCTATGAATTTCTTCCAGATCATTGACGGACTAACGGGATTATTCGGAACAGGTACAAACTTTGTTTCTGCGATAACGGGAAGACTTGGAGTTACGCAAATATCTCAGCAATATTACTCAGTAACGAAGGTTCTTTATGGTTACAATGGAAGGCAAAACGAAAATTATATAAACAAAATAAAAGCAAGTAAAATCTATGAAGATTATCACAAAATAAATGAGATTAATATCAATGGGTATAAAATTTATTCGGAAGCTCCATTGCGTTTGAAATCGGTGGAATTTGTATCTTTATTAGATAATAATTATGCTTATATTAATGGGGTGTTATGTGAAATCCTGAGTATCAGGTACATTGACGAATTAAGCAAGGCTGTCATTTCATATAAAGAGCCATTCCAATACGCACAAGGAAAAGTAGAAATTATTACGATAAATGAATAAAGATGGACTTCGAAAAACAGTTTGAAAATATAACAAATTTAGGAAAACAGCTTGAGCAGGTTCACAAGATGAACAACGAGGCTTATGCAAAACTTGATGCGAAGTCATACGAAAAAGTTAAACAACATCAAATCGATGCAAATACCATGATGAGAGAATTCAAAAAAGGTAATTATAATGCCATCGATGACCTGATAAAAAAATACACTAAATAAGATGCCTGTAATAATAGAAAATAGTCTGTTCACAAATGCCTTCGGTTATACGGGTAGCACCTATGTTTCTAACGCAGGTGATGTCACTACTTTAGAACTAACGGTTGCAGAACAAATAAGGATATCTACATTAAACAATCCTTTTTCTTTTGACCCATTACTTTATATTCTTACAAGTCCTACCGTAAGTTGGCTTGATGAAGGAATAAGAGCAGGAGATTTAGTTTACATTGCAAGATATGGTGCTAATGGTAGCGTTAGTCACGACCATACAGCAACAGTAACAAGCGTAACAGATACGGAATTAAATGTTGATACTTGGGTAAATAATCTTTTTTACGATATTGGTGCAGGAGAATTAATGGTTGTTACTCCTGTGGTTTCCGTTGGCGGTGCGGTTAGAAGAAGGGAAGATTTATTATTAGAATTTAATCATAGTTTAAACAATCAAGGTGGTTCTTCTGCAAGTTTAATCGATGGCGAATTGACTAATACTTTCTTTAGCAATCTTTCTGCGTTATCAGTTGGTGGAACTCAGACGGGTTCAATAGTTGGGAACGAATCTGGCCAATTCCTTCAATCGGTAGAAATCGAGTATTTAGGAACGAATGCAGATACTTTTAACCAGTATACAATAACATTTATATTCGCTAACTCAGGGATTTATAACCAAGATTGGTTCGCATTAGGGGACTGTTTAAAGCTATTCATCAAAGGCCTGTGGAGTAGTAAGGTGGGAGAAGTTTTCGACCGGGTACAATTTGCGTTTGATAATCAGGCAAATACGGGTTGGTTTAATGAGTCAAACAATATCAGCATAGCAACGGGAGGAAGTGTTGTTTCTCCGATCTCAGAATTGGAATTTAATGTAGCTCCGAATACTGTTTCTTTCGAGGTTGATTTGGCAGGTACAAACATCTCCGACTTAGCGATTGGTGGAGCTTATGTGAGTACGGATGATGCTTATTATAAGAATCAGGTTTATAATCAAAACAATATAACCTATTTATTGCCAACTACTACTGTTTCTGCAACAAACACCTATACATCGAATAACGGGGTTGGAAGTTACTCAGGAGCTAATTGGCAAATAACGGTAAACAGTATCACACCATCGGGAGGAAACGCAATTGTTAATTTAGATTGGCAATGTAATGCCAGTTTACAAAGCTTCTTCGATGGACGACTTGAAGATGATCGTTTATTCTATTTATGGGTTAAAGTAGGGAACACGAATCACTTAGTATACAGCAATCAGTTAAACAAAGAACTCCCGGTAGGAGGCCCGTTGACGATGACTAACGATTACGGATTCTTAGACCATTCGCAGAATGTTACAACAATCAATGCGAGTCATGTAGGATTTGAGGGAGATACGGAAGATGACATTGCGTATTATGGAACGTTTAATTTAGAAATCAATAAGCAAACGTATAACAGCATAAACCTAAGAGTGGAGGCATATAACACCGTTACAGAAGATACGTTCAATTTACAACAAACTAACTTCGGTTTCGGAGGAGTTACGTATCAATCGAGTACGGGTAAATATCTTTTGAGTGAAACATCGACGATAAATACAGGGTTGCCGACTACAAGCAATAAGCGAAATGCGATTGTTAATTTGACGGGGAATGATACTGTTACGACTTATGAAGTTGGGGTATATTATCCATTTTTATTGAATTGGAAATATTGGCTACCGTTGGCAGGAGTAAACACCGACTTTGCTCCAAATGAGAATCAGAATTGGGAACAGTACGATAACTTAGGAAATTGGACGATCAGAATGGTTGTTGAGCTTGATGACGGTGGATTGGCTTTTACCCACACTAATACATTAATTGATAATCCTTATAACAATAATGCTGATGTTACAACAACAATCGAGTTGCAGAGGCAATTGGATAACAGTGTTGTAAGTATCATCCCAGAAGGAGAGCAATTATTCATCGAGAGCACTCACGTATTGACTACGGGGAATTGGGATGTTCAAAAAATATGGGGAATGATTACGGTAGAGCCAAAGGAGGGTGCGCAACGCTTCATATCTTCAACAATAGTTGATTTCGATAATGACTCAACAAATCCTTTAACACCAATTAGTGGATTATTATGTCAAATTTCTTATATTTCAGCAACGACCATTAAATTGAAATGTAAATTTGACCCAAGCAAGATAGATACTACTAATGGAGTAAAGATAACAGCAAAGATTAAACAAACTTGTTTCGATATCGTAGAAGTTCCAAAGAACACTACTGCGAATGAGGATAAAGAAACAACAGATGATGAAACGAAAATTTTAGCATAAAAAAAGAAATATTATGGGAATAAAAATACATCAGTATCCATTAGAAAGACTTGTTTTCGGAGATGACGATTACTATGACATTGATTATTGGACGGGTTCAAGCTATGAAACAGCAAAAATAAAAGGGAGTGTAATTAAAACAGCAATACAAGCTGGGATAATTTCAGAGAACCTTTTTACTACAAACAATTTAAACCTGCCTGCAAACAGGGAACATTATCTAACTGATAAGGAATTCAAGTTTACAATAAATGATGTTGTTAATTCAATAGTTGGTAACGCAAGATTTGGAAGCGCAGGTTTAGTAGGATATCTTGAAGATACGGCAGGAGCAACGACAACAAGTTATAATTTCACTGGAACAGATATAATATTAATAGCGGATGGAACAGGGAATTATACTTCTTTGAATATTTCTCCCGGTTCAATAGCATTATCAGAAGGTGGAACGGATATTTCAATTGACGGTACAAATACACAATTAACAGCAGGGAACGGAACCTTGCAACTGGGTACAGTAGGTTCAACTAACACATGGTATACAGACAATTCAGTCAACAAATACGGTATTCTATTAATAGGTTTTGGGGAAACTTCTGAAACAAATGGAACAGGAGCAAATTACACAACTTTGGTGGATACTTCACTTGTGCCTAAAAAATATGTAGACGATTTAATTTCTGGAATCACGAGTTCATCAATTTACACAGATAATGGAACAATTGGAACGGGTAGAGAATTGACGTTGACGGACACTGTAAGATTTAAAAATGGTTCGTTTGAAATTCAAGGCGCAGGAACTTCCACGGGTTCAACTTTAGCCTTATACGATAATGATACGACTCCTTACAAAAGGTTTGAAATTTTAGACAATGGACAGTTTAGATTAGACTCCAGTAATGCAGTTGTAGCAACACCTGTTTTAATCGAAATGAGGCCTCTTGGTGGAACAGGAACAAAACCGTATTTCAAGATTAAGAATTATGGCGAGGTGGAAATTTTGGGAGGACTTTCAAATTTATTTAACGTCCAAAATACTTTAGGGGCAAGGCAATTTGAAGTTTTAAATGGCGTAACAAAAATAAACGGTTCAAGTCAAATAAATTCATCATTCTTCCAAATGTTAACAGATACTCAAAAAATATCTTTTAATGCAGGAAGTGGTGGGGCGTTACACCACGAAATTAGAACAAATGGTGGTGGAGGTCCAATAACCACAAAATTTAATATACCGGGAGGGGGGTATCAGTTTATAGTTGGTGCTTCTGCTATCTTAGGTACAGAAAAAATAAGTTTACAAGGCGATACTTTAGTAGACGGTTCATTGGATATGAATAACAATAGAATTTTAAATTCTGTGGTTAATCCAAGTGTACAAGAAACGACTTCAACGGCAACTTTTACAATAAATGCTGATGAAGAAACCAACGGTGTTTTAACGGCAATGTCTGCAAATACAACAATAGCAAGTCCAACAGGAACTCCCGTTCAAGGCCAAAAATTAATTTATAGATTTACAGATGACGGAACATCAAGAACATTGACGTGGAATGCTATATTTAGAGCAATTGGAATAACTTTGCCAACGGCAACAACGGCAAGTAAACTCTTATACGTAGGCTGTTTATATAATTCTACGGACTCTAAATGGGATGTTATTGCAGTAAAAGAGGAAGCTTAAAAAATAATAAAAACTAAATAAGATGATTAAAAATAAAATTTATTATCAGATAACAGGAGAGTTCAAAGCGGACTACGGAGTTAGCGTTACAAATCCCATTATTAAAATTGCAGTAAGCGACAAGGGAGTTATTGAAGATGGCTTATTGAAATGCGAATACAATGTTTATATTTCGGCTGATGCTTATACAGAAGGAAAGTACTTTTTCAAAGGGGAGCACGAGGTAAACACAGGAACAGACGAAGAACCTGTTTTATTATGGGAAAGGTTGATTAATTTTACCTATCCAATAGCAGATGTTCCAAACTGGGGTATTCAATCATATAAGGAGGACCAAAGGAAGATCCTTGCAGATACTTTTGGATATGCTCTTTCTAAAGTTGTTTTAGTAGAAGAAGAAGAAGGATGATAACGATTATTAGCAAAATAGAATTGGAAGGTACAGATAACCTAAAGTACACTGATGTTGGATATACTTCCGAAGAGTCAGTTATTAATCAAATCAATGAGGATTACGATTTAACGTTAGGAAAGTTTTTAGGGGAAAATAGAACGAAATTGGAAATTGGAGAAGTAAGCGTAAGTACTTTTTTTGCAACAACTGATTTCGTTAATGAGGCCAGAGCGACAATAGAAGATGCCTCCGACTTAGGACTTATTCAGATAACCGATATAAACCAACTATAAGATGTCAGCACCTGTAAGTGTAAATAGTTTTAGTGCAAATCCGACTCCCGGCAACAACTTTTATCAGTTTAGTTATAATGTAGCATCGGGTACAAATAGGCTGTTAGTAATCCAATTAACGATGTCTAATTTAAGGAGCTATACCGGGTGTACTTATAACGGGGTTGCTATGACTCAGCTTCACACTACGAACAGAGGTGGACTTTCTCAAAGAATGGCTTTCTTTTACTTAATAGATCCACCAACTGGGAATAATACTTTGCGTATTAATTTCTCAGGTAGTCAATGGAATCCAATCTCCATTCATGCAAGAAACTTTACGGGAAGTGGAGGTGTAGGAAACGAGGGTAGAACAGGAGGTCAATCAACTCCAAATACTCAGAGTTTAACCGTTTCAGATGACAGTATGATAATGGCAACAGCGTGTTCCATAAATGCGATTAGTACAATTCAAATTCCGCAAGGGACTAACAGAAGTTTTGTTACTCATAACACTAACAGACAAGTGGGTACGGGTGCTATTTCTACGGGACAAAGCGCAGGAGCGTATAACATTAGAACAACATCGACCTTTGGAAGTGTAACAAATGACAGGGTAGAAATTTTAGGACTCAGTTCTTCAGCAAATGGAGATAGTGGAGATTTTTTTATGATATTAGAATAAATGAGTGATTGTATAACCATAGAAGAAAGAGGATTTGCCGAGTATCAGGCAATAAGGATTCCAGCAGGAGCAACAACGAATCAATTCGATGAGCCTTTTAGATGCTGTGACGAAAAACAGTTAGTGTTGGCCCATCCAACAGAAACGGAAACTTATAAAAATGATATTACAAGCGCATGGATTAAGCTAAGTGGGGGAGCAGATACGATTGACTTTGTGTTGACTAAGAACGGGGTTGTTACAAATTATATCCCTATTGAAAGATTATTTGCTAATGAGCCTAACGCATGGTATACCACAATAGAGTGGAAAGATGTTTTGGCCAGTGACGGAATAGGTTGTTACAAATTAGAATTGCAATACAGTATTGGAGGCATAACAGGAAATTTAATTTGGGGAATATACGAGTTGAAAGAATATAGTTTGGCAACTGCGAAACATACTGCAAGGCTGAGAGTGAAATTCAACTTGAAACAGGCAATTGAAGGAATAGACTTTACCAATTCTAATGTCGAAGATACTCTTAGGTTTAACGGCTTTATTGGAGAACGTCAACCGAATATGGAAATTGATAACCTAATTTATCAGGATAGGACTTTGAAATCTGTTATTAGAGAAAACTTAAATACGTATCAGGTAAAAACCGATCCGTACACGAATACCATAATCGACCTGATGACTGATTTATATTTGCTGAGTGAGAATGAATTGTTTATTTCGGACTATAACGTATTTAATCATTCTCATTCAATACTGGACCTTCCTGTTATCGTACAAGAATCTCCCGAAATAGATTACTTAGTAGAATATCAAAGGAAAGCGGTATTGACTTGCGTGGTTACGGATAAAAACCAGAATAAGAGAACTTATTACTAAAAATATTTGAATTATGAAAATAGAAATTAAAGGAAATTATTTGGTAATTGAAAGGGATGTTAGCGGAGTTACCAAGACTTATGAATATCCTCAAGGAAGAAGCTTTTATTTCACTCGTTTTGGAGCATCTTCCTTAGAATCCATTGAGATTGTAAACGACATTTCTTCTGGGAAAACTTATGTTACCGTTGCAGATATCAACGCAGGATTAATTGTTGATCAAGACGATGTTGCTTATACCGTTTCAAGCCTGTTAACGCTGTTGCAGGATTATACCGGAACATTTGTAGGAACTAACATAAAAACAATTTCGTGATGGAAATTAGCACAATCACATTAGGAAGTATAATAATAACAATTCTGTTGGCAATAGTGGGGTTCTTTCTAACTCGATTAATCAATGATGTAAAGCACTGCATTGTTCAAACAGGAAGAAACAAGGGCAAGATTGACTTGATTGCAAAACAGCAGGAGAACGATATAAAGAGAATTGAGGACGCAACACAATTCGAACTAAAAACATTAACTAAAAATATTTGTACTTTATCCGATAGCGTTCAACAGCTGGTTGTTATGTTGGCTGAGAATGGAATAAAAAAGAAGTGAGGCTATTTAGATATATAAAGAGGCTAATTGAAAAACAATCCAATGAATCAAGTAAGAGGTTTATTGCTTTATCGGTTACCTGTTTAGTGATTTATGCAAGTGTCAGATATACCAATAAAGATAATATTGTTTTAATCCTGGGCGAACTGTTAGGATTTATTTTAGTTTTAATGGGCGTTGCAGTATGGGAGAACATAAAAACCAAATAAGAATTATAATTGGATTATTGGCATTAATTATTCTGCTAACATTGACGGCCTGCTCTCCTGTTAAACGTCATGCAAGATTGATAAAAAGATATCCCTATTTGATTCAAACAGATACGGTTGTTTTTAGGGACACTTTTAAGATAGAAGTGCCAAGAGTCCAGACAGACACTGTTATGCTCTTAGATAGCTTCTTAGTTAGCTTAAAAGACACGATAACGATAGAAAAAGATAAGCTGACTGTAAAAATAATGCAGATTCACGACTCTATTTATGTGGATGCTGTTTGCGATACGGTTTATCTGGATAAAATTATTGTGCAAAAAGTTCCTGTTAAATACTATGAAACGGTTAAGGATTTCAATTGGAAAAAGAATGGTTATTATTTACTATTTATTTTTTTAATCCTTTTGCTTTTAATCATCCTGTTAAAAGTAATGCAATTCCTTAAATCATGAGCACCAAAGTAAGATCCTACACAGACAAAGAATTAATCCAGAAAGTAAAAAGCCTTCCAAACTTTAAAAGAATACCAAAACAAAGGTGGATCTTGGGAGTCCGATCCAATGAGGATACTTACAACACCTATGATGATAAGTTTTATGAGTTCGAAGGAGAAAAGTTCATAAGAGTTCTAACAGGAACTACAAACGCAGGTGCAGGAGTTCTAAGGGGTGGATTTCTAAAGTATAATAGAAGGGGAACAGCAATATTGAAGTCCGAAGAATGGTATTACAATGTATGGAGTTATGGATTGCATCGAGGGAAGATGCCTGCATTAAAACAAACAGGAAGAAGGGTAAAAGTTTATCGAGATGGCAATAAAAACAGGAAGGCAGAGCAGATTGGGGATTATGAATTGGGATGGTTTGGAATAAATTACCATACAAATACATATAATTTTAGCAAATCGAGTTTAAAAGTAGTAAATTGGCTGATTGGCTATTGGTCAGCAGGATGCCAAGTTATCAATAACAGAAAAGAATATATCAAGCAGATAGATTATTATAAGTATTCCCTTGAATCTGGAAAACAAATTATGGTAAGTTTCTGCTTGATAGATGAATTTTAAATTTTTTCTTGATTTTCCCGGGTGCGGTGTCAAGGTGTGTAGGGTGTAACTTTCGGGTTGCACCTTTTCATTTATCAGCAGATTTAAAAAATATTTTTATCTCAGTATCAATTTATATAAAATAAATTTATATATTAGAGGCATAATCTAAAAACATAACAAAATGAAAGGCCCATTATTATTTTCAAAGCACAACCTAAAGGTGGCAAATTACATTTTTGAAACCTTCAAGGATGACAGTAATTTTTACGGACTGACAGTAAACAGAACTGAGGTTTGTTTGCAAGGTTACTACGATGCAGAACTTATTAAAAAACTTAAAAAAAGAAAGTTTAAAGAAAAAGTATCTGTATATGGTTATTTACATCTAACCAAAGAGATCGCAGGAGTAAAATTAGAATTCGTATTCACAGATTAAATTTTAAAACATGAAAAAGTTAGTTAGAAAAATGTTTCGCATTAAGGTGAAGCAAAAGAAGATCCAGGTAAAAAACATTTTTGTAGGAAAGAAAACCTTGCAAAATATTAAGCTATGGGAAACCCAAAAAAATGAGCTGATAATAAGGAGCAGTTTCAACAGAGAATTATTTTACAAATATTTAGAAACAATTAAATCATAACAAATGATAAACGGATTTGAGGATTACACAGAGCAGTTAAACGAGTATGAAAGGGATACTTTACTTCCTTTAATAGTCAGAGGACTAAACACAAAGATAGGGCCTAAGAAAGCCATAACAAACAAGAAGATGGTTAAAGCTTTAACGGATATCGGATACGAGAAGTTAAGTGGGCCAAAAGTTAGAAAGATCATAAATTATATTCGCATCCATGGATATATTAAAAACCTTGTGGCATCTTCTAAAGGGTATTACATCGAGAATAATATTGAGGAAAGAAGAAAGTACGTACAAGGAGTAAAGGACAGGGCCTCAAGTATGCTGGCATCCTTAAAAAATATTGAAATTTAATCAAAGATATTTAAAATTTTAAAATATATTTGTTACATGGATAATTACATATCAGTAAAAGAGTATGCGGATTTAGAAGGCATAACAGTACAGGCGGTTTATAGTAGGATAGCAAAAGGAACTGTTAAATTCCAGAAGGTTGGAAGTGTTTTTTTAATAAAAAAAGGGAGTTAGTTTTTTTTTGGTTATAATGTTTAAAATTTTAAAATATGAGTAAAGATAGCTACTGGTTTCGGCATGATTCCACAGCAGGGAGAGGATTAAAAATGAGAAAAATAGCACACGTTTATGGACATTGGGGTAAAGGTATTTATTGGGATGTTGTTGAAATGTTAAGAGATTCCGAAAACTATGAGTATGACAATACAGAGTTTGACTTGGTTATGTTAGCTGATTTAATAGGATGTAAGGACTCCAAAAAATTTATTGATTGGTATCATGACTGCATTAAGTTCGGCTTATTAGAGGAAAGCAAAAACAAGTTTTATTCACCTGCTCTTAAATCTGTAATGGGTGTCTGGGAATCAAAGAAAATTAACGGTTCAAAAGGAGGCCGTCCAAAGAAACAGGTAACCGAAAATAAACCTAATAAAAACCTAAATAAAAGCGAATCAAAACCTAATATGAAAGCGAATGAAAACCATAATAGAATAGAATATAATAGTATAGAATATAATAGTATAAATATAAAGAAGGATGTTATTGATTGGGGGAAGTTATTAGAATTCTATAATACAACTTTTGCAAAAAAGAATCGATTGGTTAACAGCTCAGTTAAACAGAAGTATCAAGCCAGGATTAAAGAAGGTTATGAAAAAGAGGATATATTAAAAGCTATGATAAATGCAAAAAAGGATTCCTTCCATATTGAGGGTAATTACAAGTACTGCACTTTGGAATATTTTAGCAGATCAGCAACCTTAGATAAATATGGTTTTGAAGTAATTAAAAAAAATAAATCCTATATTCCCACTAAATAACATAACACTATGAAACATAACATTTACGACAAGGCTTTTGGGATCGTCCTAAACCTAAACAACGAACAGCAGACAGAGTTTATAGGCCATCTGCAAGAAGAGTGGTTCGAAAGTACCTTCCATAAATCACTATACAGGGCAATAAACGCTCTTAGTGAAAACAATGAGTTCATAGATCTTATAAACCTAACGCAATGGTTAAGAGAACAGGATTACTTAGAGGATGATACGATTGCAAAAATTAGTGAATTAGTTTCCTCAGTTGAATTTTCAGAAACCTTAAACAAGGAAGGAATCCTTAACGAATGCTGGTACAAGTATTCAGTTAGAAAAGTTTTTTTGATGGTGCAGAAAATTAACACAGAAATGCAATCTATTAATCCAAGAAGTAATTACATCCTGGAAGAGGTTACAAAAGTTAAGGACCTTCTTAGTGTAAATAAGGCTGTAAAAGAAATAACGAATATAGACAGCATAGAACAAATATTGCATAAACACGAACAGGCAAAGTTGGGAATTCCTTTGGGCCTTGAGTTGGGTTGGGATGTCCTTAAAAGTAATCTGATTCTTGAGCCGGATGACGTTATGATAGTAGGTGGACGGCCTGCAATGGGAAAAACAGCTTGGGCAATATCTTTAATTAGAAACCTTTGCTTCCAAGAAAATAAGGTGGTTGTTTTCTACTCCTTAGAGATGGCACACGATAGGATTGTAAGAAGGATTATAAGCAATATAACAGGGATAAATTCCAATGATATTAAATATGGGAACTGTTCAGACATGGAAATTAAAAGGATTGAGGAACTTAAAAACAGTCCTAAGTGGAACAATCTAATAATCTTTGATGGATCTCACACAACAAAGGACATAGAAACCAAGCTCCAAACGGTTAAAAACAGAGTACAAAATGTTGATTTATTTATGATTGATTACCTGCAAAAGATTATGCCGGGCAAAGCAGAAAGTAGATATCACGAGGTAACTAAGATTAGCAACGATGTAAAGAGAATCGTTATGAGCCATCGAATACCATGCATTGGACTTGCCCAACTTAGTAGAGATGTTGGAAGATCCGGAAAGCGTCCAAGCCTTCCAGACTTAAAAGAAAGCGGAGAGATAGAACAAGATGCAAGTATTGTGGGATTCCTTCATAGGCCGGAATACTATGGAGAGTTAGTTGATGAAGAGGGGAACGACATGGAAGGACTTGGAGAGTTTATAATTGCTAAGAACAGGGACGGAGCAATTGGAATTAATCAGATGGAAGTAAAATTAGCAACCTCAGAGTGGAACGATAAGGAGGAAGGATATAAAAAGCAAGTAGAGGTAATAGATTACACAGCAGGATTTAACGAAAGAAACAGCGAAGAAATACCTTTTTAATGAAGCCTATAAAACAAAAGAAATGTAAATGTTGCGGAGTCCCGTTTACCCCTTTTAAAACCACTCAGAAGGTTTGCTCAACAAAATGCGCTATTAATTACGCTAATGAACAAATGAGAAGGCAGGCAAAGAAGATTGCCAGAGCAGAAAGAAAGAAGTTTTATGAAGATAATATGACATTGAGCGATTGGAAGAAAAAGGTTCAAACAGTGTTTAACAAGTATATCAGGTTGAGAGATGTGCAGAAGGGTTGCATAAGCTGTGGAACTCCTTTGCAGAATAGAAAGTTTGATGCAGGCCACTTTTACGCAACTACTTATGAGGGCCTAAGATTCCATGAAGATAACGTACATGGGCAATGTGTTCCTTGCAATAGAAATCTTCACGGAAACATCCACGAATACAGGAAAAGGATTACAAATAGGATCAGCAAAGAAGAATTGCAATGGTTGGATGACAAGAGATATAAAAAGCTAAAATTAAGCAAGTCGGAGTTGGAAGAATTATACAACATTTACAAGAAAAAAATAAAAGATTATGAAGGACTTTAACGAAGTAGTTGAGCAGATTAATGGAATAGTGGATTGGTATCGAGAATTGCCAATGGATTATACTGGAATAAATGATTTGATGTATCAGAGAATACAATTGGTAACTCTGCTCAGTTATTATGCAACGGAGTTGGGAGAATGCAGGATTGAGTTTAAAAATGCAGAGGCCCAGACAGAGAGAGCAAAAAGAGAACACACAAAAAAGTATCTCGATGCAGGTTTCCCAATGAGTAAAGCAAGCGAGTTAGGAAAGTTTTATTCTCTGGATCATTTCGCAGAGGAAAAAAGATGGGACGGTTTATTTAATCAAATGCGATTATTCTATGATAATACAAACAGCATTATTGATGCTATGAACCAACATATTTCAAACCTAAAAAGGGAAGAGAGTTATCAAAAAAATACAGGCCAAACCTAAATAAAATTAAATTTATAGTAATTTATAGAAAATAAATTTATATATTTGTATTATAATCACTGATAAACATAACAAAATGAAAAATTTATTAGAACTACAAAAGGAAAGAGATTCATTAAGAGCAAAACTTCAATCAAAAGTAAAGTTTAACAATTTTGACAAAGAGTTTGACAATGATTCAAAGCTATTAAGATTAAAAGATAAACAATTTTTTGCTCTGGCAAGCAAGCTAAACGTTAATCTTAATAAGTTTGGAAGAGCATAATCACTTAAACACAACAAACATGGCACAGAAAAAGAAAGCTGTTTTCGATACTCTCAGCAGTATCAACGTCAATGACAAAACAGAAAAGAAAAACAATTTAACTTATTTATCTTGGGCGTGGGCCTGGGCAGAGGTTAAGAAACTTTATCCGGAGGTACAAAGAACTGTTTACGAGAATGAGAACGGTTGCAATTATTTCACAGATGGCAAATCCTGTTGGGTTAAAGTGGGAGTAACGATAGAAGGAATTGAGCATATCGATTACCTTCCTGTAATGGACTATCGAAACAAGTCCATCCTATTAGAGAACGTAACAAGTTTTGATGTAAACAAAGCTATTCAGAGAAGCGCAACAAAAGCATTGGCCCTACATGGACTTGGATTGTACATATATGCAGGAGAGGATCTTCCAGAGGGCTACGAACCTCCTGCACCGGTCAAACCTAAGTTAGATACTGCAAGACTTAACGGAGCATTAGAGAGTATTAAAAATGGGAATTATACCTATGAAAAGCTTATTGATACATTTATTTTGACTCCTGCCCAAATCAAGAAAGCGGATAAATTCATAAAGGGTTTGTATACCGAACAGGAAGAGAAATCAGAGTTAGCAAACGAATTAGATAAAGTTGAAAAAGAATACTAAGATGAAAAGTAAAAACCTAATTGTAAGATGCTCTGCACTAAGCAAGATTATGACTAAGAGCAGAAGTAAAAGCAGTCCATTATCTGAAACAGCTAAATCCTTTGTAATGGAGAAGGCCAAAGAGGACTTCTACGGAATCAAAGCCAATATTAGTAATAAGTTTACTGAGAAAGGAATTATAAATGAGGAGGTAGGAATCGAGATGGTTAACCAAGCAAGGTTTATGGACTTCCGAAAGAACGAAGAAAGGATAACAACAGAGTGGCTAACAGGGGAGTGCGATATAAATACAGGAGAAAAGATAATTGATATCAAATGTTCATGGAGCTTCGAAACCTTTCCGGCTTTCCAGGAGGAAGCAGAGAAGTCGGTAAAGAAATCCGGCTATGATTGGCAAATGAGGGGTTACATGATGTTATATAACAAGCCTAAAGCAGAGGTAATATATTGCCTAACAACAACTCCTGCTGAATTGCTTAGTCCTTGGGATAATTTGGATCTTCATGACGTAGGGCATATCAACATCCAGAACAGAATGACTTCTGTAACGGTTGAAAGAGATGAGGTAAAAGAATCAGAGATATTGACACAGTACAGTATTGCCAACGAGTACTATAAAGAATGTATGGCAGAATTAGAAAATAAAACACAAAAACAAGAATCATGGATTTAAAAGGAACAGTAATCAAAGTATTTCCAAAGAAGCAGATTTCAGATAAATTTGCTCTTAGAGAATTTGTAATCAGAACAAACGATAAGTATCCTCAAGAGGTTATCTTACAGGTAAGCCAAGAAAGATGTTCTTTGCTTGATAACATAGCAGAAGGGGAAGAAGTTCAAGCCTTCATAAACGTCAGAGGAAGAAGCTGGACAAACCCAAAAGGAGAAGTAAAATATTTCAATACTTTAGAGGCTTGGAAAGTAAGCAACGAATCTGCACAGTCCTTTGAATCGTACCAAGATCATTCTTCTAAGTATAACAAAGGAGGGATTGAGGCAAACTTTATGGAGGATACAATTAGCACAGTACAGTCGCAAGACGATGACGGATTACCATTTTAAAATTTAAGTTATGGAAAAGATAAAACCAATATCCAGACACCAATTAAAAAACCTTATTAAAGATTGTAGGATGCAAATAAAGGACTATATGATTGAAAACAATATGTCAGTCCATGCACTATCTAAAAAGTGCGGAGTTCATCCCAATCAAATGTATCTGTTTTTAAATGCTGATCGAGGCCTAAACCTCACGACAATGCAGAAGATTGGTAACGTAATATCACAGTAATAAAGAAGAGGATTAAGTTCCTCTTTTTTTATAATCCTTTTTTATATAAAATAAATTTATATATTAGATAAAAATTAAAACATAACACTATGGAAGTTAAAAAAGCATTTGAGTATTACATTGGAAAAAGAGAGGGAACAGCGGTTAACAGAACAAAAATAACAGAGCCTGGGGATGCCAATAAGTTTGTAAGGCAATTTTATCACGATGACTTAGGAGTTTACGAAAGTTTTTTTATTATGCTACTTGATAGAAGAAATACCGTAACAGGTTGGGCTAAAATAAGTCAGGGAGGAATTGCGGGAACAGTTGTAGACCTAAAAATTATCCTAAAGCTGGCAGTAGATTCGCTGGCCTCCGGTGTTATTTTTGTCCATAACCATCCATCCGGAAACCTCGAGCCAAGCGCACAAGATATTAGCATAACAAATAAGGCAAGGGAGGCGCTTAAATTGCTTGAGATAAATCTATTGGATCACCTAATTATCAGCGATGCAAATAAACATTCTTACAAATCAATTATAAACGAATAAATAATTAACATAATTTCATTATATTAGTGGAGTTATGTTTTAAAGTGATGGAGGGAGGTGATTTTAGGGGTGCCTCCTTTTTTCCACATAATAACACACACAAAAAGCGCACAAAATGGAGAAAGCAGAGGTTCAAGAATCATCTAAAGTAAATTTTTTATTAAGAATAACAGGGTATTTATCAATTGTATTCCTCTTTGTGATTTGGTTGGCTGATAGGTGTTTACATATCCTATTACCACACAGACATCACGACCAATTCACAACCTGGGCCAAAGATATGTCTAACGTAAAATACACCTTTGCAAGGTTATTTATCTTCTTAATTCCAATACTTATCTATAACATCATAGTATGAAAACAGAGACAGTTAAAATATCAGAGGTAAAGAGCAATCCTAACAATCCCAGAGTTATAAAGGATGACAACTTTAGAAAGTTAGTCAATAGTATTAAGGAGTTTCCTAAGATGCTTAAAATACGTCCTATTGTAGTTAATGACGATATGATAGTTTTAGGGGGGAACATGAGATTGAAAGCTTGTAAAGAGGCCGGACTAAAGGAAGTACCAATAATAAAAGCAGAGGATCTTACAGAGGATGAACAAAGACAGTTTATTATCAAGGATAACGTAAGCGGAGGAGAATGGGATTGGGATATGCTTGCATCCGATTGGGATGCCGAAAAGCTTGAGGAGTGGGGGTTGGATACTTGGCCAGAGGCGTCCGATGGCGGAGACCTGGGCGAGCCATACTCTCCACCAGAGGATGCGTTTAGTGATGAGGGCGTAGGCTATAAGGAGCAGTACGGGGTTATCGTTAAGTGCGTAAGCGAAAGAGAGCAAGAGCAAATATTTAAAAGGCTATCTGAGGAGGGATTTGAGTGTAAAATTGTTGTAACATAATAGCCATGAAAGTAAGCGTAAGAAATAAAACAAAAAACTTTAAAAGCTACCGAGCAAACAGAGTAAAGTCCCTGTTTAATGCAGAAAGGGGAGACGAATTTAATCTTGATGTTGATGTTCCAGTTGAGGGAGATTGGCAGATTGGAGTTATTGTTGGCCCAAGTGGAAGTGGAAAGACATCAATTGGAAATAAGCTTTTTGGAGGAGGAAAGATTGAGGACCTGTACGGAGGATGGGAAAAGGACAAGCCAATAGTTGACTGCATAAGCCCAGAGGGAGACTTCAACACGGTAACAGGACTGCTCGCCTCTGTTGGACTTGGAGATGTTCCATCTTGGCTGAGACCGTTCCACGCATTATCAAACGGTCAGCAGTTTAGAGCAGGCCTTGCGAGAGTGCTTGCAGATGGGGGGGATGATGTTATTGTTGATGAGTTTACATCAGTTGTTGATAGGCAGATTGCAAGAATTGGTGCAATGGCATTCTCAAAGTCATTTAGGAGGACAAAGGGTAGAAGGGTTGTGTTGCTATCATGCCATTATGATGTGCTTGAGTATATACAGCCAGATTGGGCGCTTGATACCTCCACAGGAGAAGTAAAAAAAAAAGCGAAATTGGATCAAGGCCAGACATCAAATTGGACATTTGGAAGGTCACAGGAAGTTACTGGGGAATATTTAAAGAGCATTATTATTTAGACCTACCAATGCCACCTGCGGCTGAATACTTTATGGGAACCGTAAACGGGGAGCCAGTTTCACACTTGGCAGTTTGTCCAATGTTTACAGCTCACGCCTATAGGGCAACAAGGCTTGTAACAGTTCCAGAGTGGCAGGGTGCAGGAGTAGGAACAAAGTTTTTAACATACGTTATGGAGTACCACAAAAGCGGGTACGGAAGGAGGGGCCACAAATTACCGACAATATTTCATACAAGCCACCCCCAGCTTATAGCGTATCTTAACAGGAGTAGCAATTGGGTATTAAAAAGCCAACAAATGTATGGAGGAAATAAGAAAAAAAGCGGAGGGTCAATTGCAAGAGCCCAAATAGGAAAGAAAAAAAATACAATAGGAAGCAAGTCAGAAAAAAGCGGTGGATACGGTGGACATTTTAGGGCGGTTCAAGGCTTTAAATACATAGGTAAAAGGTGAAAAGGCTAAAAATATATATAAGTGGACAAAAGAAGTTTGGGGAAGAGGCTCTTAGGCTTTGCCTTAACCTGGGCCATGAGGTTGTTGGAGTATCATGCCCAAAGGGAGACAAATATATTGGAAGGCTTGCGAGCATAAATGATATACCAATTACAAGCTCAGGAAGTTTTACATCGGAATCTGTGCCAAAAGGCACGGATTTAGGAATGACCGCCCACAGCTTTGATTATATAGGAAGGAGGGCAAGGTATGCAACAAAACTCGGCTGGATAGGCTACCACCCATCAATGCTTCCAAGGCATAGGGGGAGGAGCTCGATAGAGTGGGCAATAAAAATGGGAGACGCAATAACAGGGGGTACAGTATTTTGGCTTAACTCCGGAATTGATAGAGGAGATATTGCGTACCAAGATTGGACATGGATACCCCCAAGAATGAAGTCAGACCCTAAAGGCGGTGCAAGGGAGCTTTGGAGAGATACGCTTCTCGACATGGGAATAGACCTATTCCAAAAGGCGCTAAATGATATATCTAACGGAATAATAAGGAGGGAGCATCAAAGAAGCGATGTTTCAACCTTTGAGCCATCATGCGATGTTAAAGATATATATAAGCCGGACTGCCTTATGATAGAGGATAAAAGGGGCGAAGAGCATCCATAAGTTGCCTAATTAAAATGAGTTTATTATATTTTAGCAAAACACCGAAATTACACCGATTATGGCAAAAGAGGATAATTTAAGGCCAGCATGGAAAAAAGGGGAAAGCGGAAATCCGGGCGGAAGGCCTAAAGGGGCCAAGAATAGAAGCACAATTGCAAGGCATTGGCTGGAGGTTAATCAGAGCCTAAAGAACCCAATTACGGGGGATAGTGAAACCATGAGTCAAGAGGACTTAATGACCTTAGCATTAATCAAAAAGGCAAGAGAGGGAGATGTAACAGCATACAAGGCATTGATGGATAGCGGATACGGTGCACCAGTTCAACAAATAGACCAACAACAGACAAGTATTGACCTATCAGATTTAACTACTGATGAAATTAGGGATATACTAAAGGATGAATAAAAAGGAGGCAATAAAAGAGTTATTAAGGGCGGAGCTTGCAAAGAGGGATTTTTGGGAGTTCTGTTTGTTTTACGACAAAGAGTTTTTTACCAACAGGCCATTCTTAAAACAAATAGCACAAGGCTTCCAAAAAATAGAAGGGGGAGAAATACGCAGCTTATCGGTTTCAATGCCTCCAAGAGCAGGAAAATCGTTTATAACGACCTTATTTAGTGCCTGGGTATTAGGAAGAAACCCAAAAGAGAGTATAATGAGGAACACTTGTACTGCAACTCTTTATCTTAAATTCTCTTATGACGTAAGAAACATATTAAAAACAGGCCAATTTCGGCAAGTATTTCCAGAGGTTTTATTGAGCGATGACAAGGCAAACCTATTAGGTTGGAACACAGCCCAATCTAAGCAGGTTGGTTATTTTGGAGCAGGAGTTGGAGGAACAATAATAGGTTTCGGAGCAACTAAATTGGCAATCACTGATGACTTATACAGGGGTATTGAAGATGCTTTAAGCGATAATACAAACGATAAGATCCTTACTTGGAAGGAGGCAACACACGATTCCAGATTGGAAAAGAATTGCTCAGTAATAGATATCGGAACAAGATGGAGCGTAAACGATGTTATTGGAAAGAGTATAGAGGGCCAAAGATACGATCTAAGTATAATTGTTCCTGCCCTGGATAAGGAGGGCAACTCCTTTTGTGATGACGTTATGAGCACAGAGCAGTATAAAGAAATTAAAGCAAGAATTAATCCGGATATTTGGTTAGCCGAATATATGCAAGAACCTGTTGATATGAAAGGCCGTTTATTCTCTGGATTGAATAAGATGCCTAAAGAAGAGTTTGAGCAAATAAAAGATAGAATTGAGGGGTATATTGGTTACATAGATGTTGCTGACCAAGGAAAGGATTTCACAGCAATGGCAATTGGAGGGATAGTTGGAAGCGAAGTTTATGTGGTTGATTATCTGTTTACAAGGGACAACACCGATATAACATTACCGTTATGTGCTGAGAAGCTGAACAGATTAGATGTAAAATATTGCAGGGTAGAATCAAATAGTATGGGTGCGATGTTTAGCAGGAACTTAGATAAGATGACAGACACAAAGATCCTGCAAGTTCATAATACAAAGAATAAGATTACAAGAATAATAATGGAAAGCGGTTTTGTTCTTAATAGCTTTAATTTTGTAGAAAACAACAATCAGATGTACTACCAATTTATGCAGAACGTGGAAGGATTTAACAAGGAGGGGAAGAATAAAAATGATGATGCACCGGATTGCATTGCAGGTTTATCCATGTTTATTAAAGGATTATTTTCAAACAAATTCAAAGATTATTAGAGGGAAATTCCTTATATTAGGAAACCAAAAACACCATGCACCAGGATCAGCCTTTAATCAAAACACAAATCGAATCATACACAAAGCTACTCAGCAACAAAACAAAGGTTGATCCTTATCAGGTGTTTTTTTATCGTAAGCAGTTAAGAGACTTATGCAAGGATGACGAAAGGGCAAAAGAGTACTTGGAAGGAGTTATCAAGGAAGCCGAAAGAAGTCTGCAAAACATTCTAAACTTTTATCCTCATAATTAAAAAAATATCTTTTCTGTAAGATTTATTGCTTGGATGTTTATTTATATAAAATTAATTTATATATTAGGGGTATAACTTTAAAACCTAACATCGTGGAAAACATCAAGCGGTTAAAAAAAGTATCAGACAAATTATTAAGGGCCTCTAACGTATCTTTTATTGTCATTAGTGGATTACAATTAGATAAAAGAGTAATGATTGAGAAGGCCCAGAGAGAAGCCAAGGAAGTTCTAAAATACAGGGACTTTCTGAGCAGAGATTCAATAATTGAACTCCAAAACATATTAGACTTATGAAGCCAAAAGATATATGTGAAACAGTAAAGTTAACATCTTATTACCTGCTCTTCTTAGTGGTGTTTCATAAGATAAATTTTTTAAATAAGCTAAAGAAAAACAAAAAATAATTTAAAACTATAACAAATGATTAAATACAGAGGATATTCAGCAGAGTGCGACAGCCTTGAAGAATTATTAGAGGCAATAAAAAGATTGCCTAAAACAATTGAATACTTGAAGGTACAAAGCAGTTTACAACACTTTAATCCGGCCTGCGTAAAATTAGAGTGGAAAAAGAACCTAAAGGATATATCAGAAATAATAATTGAAGAGGCCCTGCAAGAACAGGAGGACTTTGGATATGTAGACAAGTTTTATCTTAATTCATACTTTGGAGAAGGAGGCAAGAAAGATCCTTATTATATCAGCTTATCTTCTGAGCCATCCAGAGAGTTCGGAAGAAAGATGGCAAGCGGACATTACGGTAAATTAGATTGATATGAAAACAGTTAACAGTATAAGTGGAGGAAAAACATCAGCATATATTGCAAAGAATTATCCTGCTGATTATAACGTATTCGCATTAGTTCGAACAAGCGATAAGGGTTGTATGTTTCCAGATGCTAAGATTAGACAGGATGTTTCGGATAGGATTGGAGAAGAGTTTATTGGAACATTGGAAGAGGATGCTATAATTTACACAATGCTTGATTTGGAGCAGTTTATTGGGCAACGAGTAGAATGGGTAACAGGTAAGACGTTCGATGAAATAATAATAAGAGGTGATAAAAAATATCTCCCGAATGTTACGCAAAGATTCTGCACAGAGATGATGAAAGTACAACCAATATTTGATTGGTGGCTAAATCACTTAAAAGAACCTGTTGAAATGCGTATTGGATTTCGTGCTAATGAGATGTCAAGAGCAAAAACCATGATCCATAAAACAAATGAAGCAGGACTTTTAGAAAACAAACATATTATCGGAAAGTCTAAAAATGGTAAGCGTAATAAATGGGCCAATACAGGATGGCAAAAACCATCCTTTCCATTGATTGAGAACGGTATATTTAAAGATACCATTGAACAGTATTGGAAGGATAAGCCAGTGAGATTTGCATACATGAACAATTGTGTAGGGTGTTTTCATAGAACGCCTGTTTTGTTAAAACACATGAGCGAAAAACACCCAAACAAATTTGATTGGTTTATTGAAGCAGAACAAAACGGTTACGGAAAGAGAACGTTCAAAAACGGTACAACCTACGATAAAATAAAAAGAAGCTTCAAACAAACTCAATTATTCGACTCAGATTTCAACGAATGTGACTCTGGTTATTGCGGATTATAAAAAGATTGATATGATAATAAAAATATTTATGATTCTGATTATTGGAATTATTGTTTACGTGAAAGTAAAAGAGAGTGAAAACAAACATCATTAACAGCCTAATAAACACACTAAAAATGAGACGACCACCACACAAGAAAGTCAATCTAAGGGTAGAAGATATACTGCAAATGATTGACCATTACGAATACTTAAAATTCAGCGGAGCAGACAGACTGCATTGCGACCGAGTATTAAGACAGCTAAAGAAAAAAATCTACATAAAATGACAACAGAACAAAAACATATCAAATTCATGCATAAGCTACAAAGTAGTATTAATGCTTATGATGTAGTATTAGAGGATGCTAAGAGGGCCAGAGATCGGAATACGATGGAGGATTTAAAAGATTTCTATGATGGCCAGGTTAAGAAGTATCAAGGCAAAAAGGATACGGCACAGGAGCTTAAAGAGTATTATGAGTATCTTTTTAAATAACATCTTTATAAACGAGCTTGAGCGACTGCCAAAGGTTGCGTTTATAATCCTGTT